TAAAAGTATAGGGGGCATTAAATTGCTTTTCTTTCATAGACTGCAAAGCTTCATAATTCAAAAAGCCCTCCATTTGATCAATCTTGAAATGCTGTATCAATTGGGCATACGTTTCTTTTGTGCATAGATCAAATTGTGAGGTTGCTACATAAAAGCTATGTTCTGCCTTCCTATGACCTAATATGTCATTTATCTTTTTTAACCCTAATCCTATGAACTCATTTACTTGCTTAAAGTACGCCCGTAATTCTTTGTTAAATTGTATCTCTAGGTCATCTTTTCTAGGTGGTCTAAATACAAGTACATTCTCAAAGATTCTTAGTGGCTGGATACCAACCAAAGCAAAATTTGAGTGCATGTTTTTTATCCACACATAGTCATGATTGAACCAGTTCTCTCTATATGTCATCAGCTTTGCACAAAACATCCCTTGAGCTGTTAACACAATAGCCCCGTTGTCCTTGATTACTCTCTCATACTCAGCCCAAAGCCTGCTCATATCCAGCACGCTATCCCATTCACACGCCGTAGTCCCATAAGGCAAATCGCATAAGATCATATCAACGCTCTTGCTTGGTATGGAGGGCATCAGCTCCAAGCAGTCTCCTAAGTGAATCTTATCTAGTTCTAGCATTTGTCCCCCAGATGCAATAGTGGCTCGTGATCGGCTATGCGATCGAGTGATTTTTTTGTAGTAGGTTTCATCCTTCTCTATGCAAATAAAACGCCTGTTGCTATTGAGACAAGCAATCGCTGTCGTGCCTGATCCACTGCAATTATCTAAGACGACTTCGCCTTCATTTGTATAGGTCCTGATCAGCCATTCAAAGAGAGCGACCGGCTTTTGTGTAGGATGCAGCCCCTTATCTTTAGTAAATGTGTTTGCGGGGATCTGTAGGATATCAGACGGATATCTATCGCCATTATTAATGGTATCTTTTCTAGCTATGGGCGCGCCTATTTGATACTCGGGAGTATCCATCGTCTGCCTTCGCTTCATTACATATGGTACGCCCTTGGTCTTCTGCGGATTATAGGTAGGTTGATTTTTATAAAAAATCAAAATATCCTCATACTGCTTCATGGGCATCTTGTTTGCTGATAGATGCCCTATTTTCATAATCTTATCCCATACGATACGATATTTAAATAGGTTGGGATTTGAATTGTAAAGAGTGAATGTGAATAAATTATTTGCCGTCAGCACGATAGCGCCATTGTCCTTGATGACTCGTGCATACTCCTGCCATAGCACTCGCATATCGATGAGACTATCCCAATGACAGCCGGTCGTATTATATGGCAGATCGCAAAGGATCATATCTATCGATCTCTCGGGTATCCACGCAAGCCAATCTAGGCAGTCGCCTAAATAGAGCTGATTATCTAGTTCTAACATAATTCCTCTTTAGTCCGTCTTTTAGCGTTGGATATTTTTTAGTCCTAATTTGCCCCACATGTCGATATAGCTGTCTCTTTTCATCTATCGACAGGGATCGACCTTGATAGATATATGCCTCTATCATGGCTAGCCTTTGATCTGGAGTCATAGAAGCCCCTGCCGTCTAAAGACTTTTCTGTAGGACTTAATGGTTTCGTAGGTACTGCCTATCAGATCGACTATGTCTCTCGTGCCCATGCCCTGTCGCATGAGTAGGAGAGCTTGCGCAGTCTTAGTGGCTACCCTGGGCTTTCTAGGCGTGTAGTGCCCATAGAAGGCGACCATCTCTTTATCACTGAGCGCTCCGCCCTTTTCTATGAGGTTTTCTAGATATTCGATTCTCTCTTGCTCTGTCATCAAAACCTCCTTAGCGTTCGATTGAGCTGTTTTCTTTGCTCAATAATAGCGATCGCCTTGTCGCTATGGTCAACTGGTATAGTCCGCTCGGGGAGGTCTGTATCACGCCAAGACCAGTTGATCACATCGTACCTCAGGGCATCGAGTGGATCTTCCTTGCCGTCTTTTTTAGGCGATTCCTTGCCATCCCATGCGTAGCTCAATATCGCTTTTCTAAAATTATTCCCGCTTGCCTCTGCGTCCCATACCTCTTGAGTGCATAGGATTTTCTTTTGAGCGATCAGCCTCTTGACGCGTTGAATTCCATTCATGATGTCGGTCTTGATAGGATCAGTGCACCATCTAAAAGGCATCCCAATGCCCCCATTCTCTGGAGGTTCTTTGAGCTCCTTGAATGCGGATTGAGCAGTGCGATCACTACGGGCTGAGCCTGCTTTATCACCGCTTGCCCCATCTAGCAAGATTCGATTGGGGTATCTATTTGACAGCTCTCGAGGGCAAGCCTTCTGCAGGATCAACGATGCTAGCTCTCTTAGTGTAACCTCTTGGGGATTGATTTCTGCACAGATGACATCAGCCTGCAGAGATGGATCGTGTACTAGAATTAGAACACTTGGCTTTCTAAAGCCGAAGTCGATCACGATTCGCCCGCTATACTCTGGGCGATACTGCCATCCCTTGATGACATGACTCATCGACCACTCTTTATAGATCATCCCACTTGGGGGCATGGGCATATTTTCAATCATTGCCCGCCTCTCGTCCTCAGGTAAATTTTTAGTCGCCTCGAACCAGTCTGCAGACAAGTTGTCTTGATTGACATAGCTAGTAAAAAATAGAGGCGTGCATCCCGCCTTCTCTGCCATCTTTACCCACCACGCATCCCATACAGGCAGACCGACCATGATTAGCTTAGGCGTTGGACCTGATCGCAGACGCCCAAGGGCTTTATAGGCTACCTCCTCAGTCAGCATCTGACACTCATCTATCACCGCTAGCCCCGACGTGATATTGAGCCCCTCGAGGCTGTTTTGAGAAGCGTCCTGCGTACCCGGTCTAAAATATGATCGAGTCCATACGACATGACCATTGGGGGCAGTCCATTTGCCCTCGAGTGCGTGATATATCCAGCCTTCATCGCCTAGCCACTTTTGAATCTCGGGGGCTAGCACTTGCCTATATCTGCCTGCTGTATCTGTGATCAGCAGACTAGACAGAGAGGGATGAGCCTCTGCCCATGCTGCCAAGGCAAAGACAAGGGCTGATGTTTTGCCACTGCCCCAACCTGCACGGACGGCGATAAAATTGTCCGCCGATAGTAGCAGGGCTTTGATGAGGCTCATCTGCAGATCATTGAGCTTCATACTGCTCTCTCCATCTAGTGCGTAGCTTTTTTTTGAGCCGATTGACCATAGTAAAAGCCGTGTTTGCCTTTAGCCCCATATCTCTAGCTATGTCGATATGCCTATACTCGTCTATGATGAGGCTGAGCATATACTGGTCTTTTTCATGTACGCCATCTAGTAGATCTGCCAGGTCCATCTCTAAGATCATAGAGTCCTCTACGGCTATCGACTCGACATCCGAATTTCTCACATAGAAACAATCGAGCTGTTGATCGTTGTAGCTCTGGCAGTCTCTGCGTGTGGCGATCGGCGTCCCTTTTTGCATGACGCTCATGATATCACAGCTTGCTATTTCATATCTGAGCCGTCGCCTTGCATTGAGGTAGCCTGATAGATAGTGGATTCTTGCGACAGCCTTTAGGTAGCCTAAAATGCGCTCTCGGTTCTCAAAAATCTTAGCCTGCTTTAGGTATCTCTCTAGCAGGATATAGTAGCTCACCACATGATCGTCGCTATATCCCGACAGCCCCTTAAAAGACTTGCCCAGCATCTTCTCGATGGTCGTTTGATTATCTGCATCGTTGAGGTCAAAGACTGTCCCATCCTCAGCCTTGATCATCGTCCACTGTGTCGCCCTGGGCTGGGGCTTCTGCCTGCTCACTAGGTTTATCATCTGCTATCCCTCGTATTTGATTGACCATGTCGATTATGATTGATTTAGGTTTGTCTGTGTTAGTGAGTTCGATCTGTTGCTTTTGCCCGAATTCACTTGCGAATTGTGTTTCTAGGAGAAACTTGGCAGCTCTCCAGTCCGTCTCAGTGGCGATCTTGACTCTATCGACTAGCATCATGCGATATGTCAGCCTAGCCTGCTCTATCTCGTGAGCAAAAACAGGATCAAGATTTTTGTATCTAGCCACTGTAGCAGGATCAACTCCAGCCATGATCGAGGCTTGCCTTTGACTCATGCCCTGAGAGATAAAAAAGAGTACTTTTTCTTTTCTAGCATCGGCAGTGCTCTTTATGGGGGCTTCCTGCGTGGTCGACTGGACGATCTCTGCTGTCTCCTCGAGAGCCTCGATCTGCTTGCGTTTTTTGATCCTGTCATCGATGCCCATCATTCCCCCTTATAGATGCGACTGCTTATTTTCTCTATACTATCATCGACATCGACAGACTCTATAAATGCTTTGATTCTTGACGCCTTGTCATCGACGATATCGACTACACAAGCCTCTATGATCTTTGATGGGCTAGAGCTGATCGCATCAGAGAGCTCGTTGAGTTTGTCGATGAGGCGGGACGATAGATAGAGCGTATGGCTCGACCTTTTAATTTTTTTCATGAGTAGTATGTCCTTTTTTACATAGGCTATCGATAGCAGAGTAGATGACGGCTGTACGCCTTTGGGCTTCTGCAGATATGCCTATCGCGTCCATATCTGGGCGTAGACTATCAACGATGGCGTCTATGGTCTGCTCTGTGATGATGCCATCTTGCTCTAGGCGTGATATCTCTAAAAAGATGTCTAGTGCTGAAAACATTATGCTTGCTCCTTATTGAGCAGATTGAAGCTGTGGGCTTCCAATCGCCAATAGGTTTTACCGTCCTCGGACTGATTAGATAACATCTTGCCCTCCACTAAAACGAGATCGCCTTTTTTGATCTGCTCTGATGCTCGCTTGGCTGTGGTATCAGCCCCAAAAGAGACGATATCGACATTGAACCAGCTGACTGGACTGTCTTTTCTGTTCTGATATGCGATAGTTCCCACCGCCTTTGTGAGTGTTGTACCAATGGGCTTTAGGATAAAATCCTTGCCTGCTCTGCCTGCTAGTGTGATGGAGTTGATCATTTAGTTTTCTCTCTTGCTTTTTTTAGCGCATCAAAAAGTATTTTATCCCATGGGCTATAGGTCTGCATATGTGCCCTCGTCATCGGTAAAGTATGTCTGTATCATCTGCCCCTGTTTGGTCAGCAGACCTCCAGCCTGACTAAATAGGGGCTGATGGATCGCTTGCATATCAGCCCCATCGAATAGCATGACTGACATCCCTCCAGCCTTGGCGTGTCTGTCTCGGCATAAATGAAGAGCTCTAAATCTTCCTTGATGGGCTGTGATATGGCATCGTCTATCATCCTCGTATGTGTGATAGGTGATCACGATCTTATTACCCTGCAGATAGACTCTGAGGTCTTGGGGCAGTACGCCATCCCATATAGGCATAAAAGCCTTAGCGGGTAAATCTTTTAAGTGGGAATACAGCTGTTGTAAATTCACGATTTTATCCTTGGTTTGTGTTATAATAAATTGATGATTTTCAATAGAAAATTCTAAAACATTCTATCACCGGTTTTTTGAAAAGGCAAGTAAAAATGAATCAAATTTTTGTACATGATGGATATGTGCGAGTGAGCGATGGCTGTGTGCTAGGTAGCGATCTCATGATCGTAAATACCGCTAGAGTCAGCTATGACAAAGAGTCTAAAGAGTGGTCTGATCGTGATGAGAAGCTTCTGCGATATCTATGGGCAAATAAGCACACCTCCCCTTTTAGGCACGCCTCGATCCGCTTTGAGATATCAGCCCCGATCTTTGTGTTGAGGCAGTGGATGAAACATCAAGTTGGTTGCTCTTGGAATGAAATCTCAGCCCGCTATGTCGATATGGGAGAGAGTGAGGCTTTTCGCCCTGTGCTCTGGAGACTGCAGGACAGCAAAAATAAACAATCTTCCTTGGGGATCTTGCCTAGGGATGAGCAGATGAAGGCGACCGCTCTGCTAGAAGAGGCGTATGAGGTAGCCTATAAAAACTACGCTCAGCTGATCGATATGGGCGTATGTCGTGAGCAGGCGCGTGTCATGCTACCAGTGGGGATGTACTCTAAAGCGATCTGGACTGCTAGCCTGCAGGCGGTGATGAATTTCATTGAGCTCCGACTTGATGATCACGCTCAAAAAGAGATGCGCGATTTTGCTCAAGCTGTGCTAGACTTAGCCCGCATATACTTTCCTCGATCTATGGAGCTGGTGAGATGTCAAGATGTATCAAATGCGGGGCTCGACTCCAAGGGCTAGACTACCTGCAGGGCTTTGAGTACCGATTTTGTGCTGAGTGTGTGACCACTGTATATCGTGAGTCATACGATGACGATTTTTTAGATGACACACTAGATCCCGATGAGGAGATAGAAGACGATGATGAATGATTTTTTAGGCGTGTGCCTATACCTCGCTAGCATGGCAGAGCCTATTCCATCAGCCCATCGAGTGGATACCTGTCAAGAGGTGGCACGCTATGCGATGGAGTATAAAATTGATCCATATATAGCGCTCGCCTTGGCATATCACGAAAGCCGATTTGATAAAAAGGCGGTGTCATCTCATGGAGCTGTTGGGGCTATGCAGGTGAAGAGAAAATTTATTGCTTGCCAATCATGCTCTGATATAGAGGCGGGCATGATCGCCCTTAGATACTGGATGGATAGATCAAAAAGCGCTTGCCTCGCTCTTGGCAGATATGCGATGGGCAATAAAGGCGTGTGTGGTCGCCGGTCTAGGATGATCATCGCTCTTGCTCGTGAGCTCGACTGTCGCAGTGGCTCAAAAAAGGATTTTTGCTATGAGTGCTGAGATATGGGATGAGGTAGCTCGCACGATAGCCAAGCAATCGCCCTGCCCTCGTGCACAGGTGGGGGCAGTGATTTTTAGGGCAGATCGTAAGTCGGTCTTGTCCACTGGATACAATGGGCAGGCTCGCAAAAGTGAATCGATTTTATGCGGTGGCTCATGCTGCGATAGGGATAGGCTAGGCATCCCCAGCGGGGAGAGGATCGAGATCGGCTGTATCCATGCAGAGATCAATGCGATAGCCAATGCCGTCTATGAGGGTATCGCCTTGGCTGATGCCTGCATTGTGATCACCGCTCCGCCCTGTCTCATGTGCTCTAAGATGATAATACAGTCGGGGATCAAGACGGTCTATTATCGGGGCGGGCAGAGATGGACTAGTACGGGCGAGGACTATTTATCAGCCCATGGCGTACAGCTCATCTCTCTAGGACGATGACGCACTTATCTTTTTCTAGCAGAGTATAAATAAGGCTGTCATCAATACCATCTAGGTCTATAAAATAGACATTGATGTCTAGGCGGTCTATCAGAGCCTGCCCCGATTTTTTAGACATAAAATCCTTATCGATATATAGACAGGCTAGATCTCTATCATGCTCAAAAATCATCGCTCTAGCTATCCTATAAAATAGCAATTTTTCATCACGTCTCAGTCTATGGATATCCTCTTTACATCTCTCTATATCGCTTAAAATATCCTGTAGCTGCACATATCTATATATATCGCTATTGATGGAGGCTAGCCCCCCTTTAAAGACGGCATAGGGCAGATATGATGCTGACAATGAAGCCTTAGGCTTGGCTGGATTTTGATGCAGGCACTTGCCATCTGTAGCCCTGACTGTCATCCCATCCAATAGCCACTGACTCGCCTTAAAAAGAGAGTGCTCAACATCTCTTTGATGACTAGTGGGCTCAATAATCTCAACCTCTTTTTTTTCCTCTTTTTGCACATGAAAATCGTCAAGATTTTCTTTGCTATTAAATATACCCTCTTTAGAGGGTATATTAACACTTATATGTCGAGTCGGCTTTACTAAGGCGGGCTTTACTAAAGCGGGCTTTACCAAGGCAGACTTGACTAAGGGAGCATCCTCTTTTTTAGCCTTTTTAGCCTTGGGCTTTTCTGCTGTCTCTTGGCAGTATCGAGTAAAAAAAGTCTTATAATCCATGTCTAGAGCTGATAGACCTGAAACATCTATCTCTCTCGCCTTGCCCAGCCCTGGGATGAATTTCATTGATACGCTGATTAGTGGCTTGCCATCAATCTCAATCGCCGATAGATGCTCTAGAGCCGATTGTATCTGGTATTTACTGAGCCCACCATTGCCGATCCACTGATTTGTAGCTTCCTTGCCACTGAGTATAGACGCCTCTCTCTGTGGTCCATGGAGCTCTAAGAGTCTTATGATAAGTCTCAGCCCATGAGGTAAAGCGTTTATCGCGGGATGCTTTGCCGCGTTGATAGCGATAGTAATAAAATTGAATTGCATGAGTGCTCCTTTATTTTTGATATTTATAAAAATATTTTTGACAAAAAGCAATAAATATTTTATCTATATCAAAAATCATTCAACGACATGAAAGGCTTCACCATGAATCTAAAATCTTTAAAGCTTCAAGAGCTCACACATAAAACACTAAAGCAAATCGCAGAGGATGCGGGCATCACATACGCGACACTATACAATAATTTACGCCCCGGTGCTTGCCCCACTATGCGATTTGCTCAAAAGCTGGAGTCCACCACAGGCATCAGCCATCAATTTTTTTTGTATGATCAGCCCCTCTGCTTCCAATTTGCAAATAAAAAAGGATAAATCATGACTCACTTAGACCACGACGCCCCCATACTAGATGACAGCCCAAGAGATGAAGCCCCTCAATGCGGGTATTTCCCCATCGTACAGCTACCAAAATTACAATCACCATCGATAGCAAGAGAGCTGACCGCTATCGCGCTATTTGTCTCATCAATCGCTATTCTATTTTTCTTTATGTATGTGTGCCTTGTATGGCTTGGAGCCATGAGATGATCACAGGTTCATATAAAGACGTCTTGAGACTAACGGACATTGAGGCTATCATAGGCGAGACAGATGAGCTCAAGCATCAGGCTCATGCTATGAGAGCTCTAAAAATCATCATCAATCTATGTCACACATACGACAAAGACCTACAGGATGCGATATTCTCATCCATAGTACATGAAGCCCTCTTTGTGCATCATACACTACGCATGATCTATCGTATGGCTATCAGGCTCAGGCATAAAAACAGAGAGGCTGGTATAGATGCCCCGATCGGCTTCATAGCCATTTATGAGGAGTATAAAAGTCGATACTCTAGCAATATAAAGAAGCTGCCGGACATGGACAATCCAGATCAAGCCCTCAATTTTTTGATGGAGACCGCCACCTATCCTCTATGGGTAGGAGCTGTCATGGCTAAAGCCGAGTGCGATACATACATGGCTCATACTGTTGAAAAGGCGATGGCTCGTATATCATCTATCAAGACGCACTTAATCAAAGAAATCGGCATCGCAGAAGCAGAAAATTTCGAGAGAGATGCGATGCGTGAGCTCGACTCACTGCGACCAAAACCAGCGCCAAGCATGGGCGATGCGTTGACAAAGACGCTTCTATCTATCCAAAATTTCCAGCCCGGTCTATCCACCGGCTTGGCAGAGCTAGATCAGTATGCCCGCCTGCAAAGGGGATGCCTATATATCATCGCGGGGCGTCCTGCTATGGGTAAAACAGCAGTAGCCCTGCATCTAGCCAGGCTAGCCCATGGCAAAAAGACGATCTTTATCAGCCTAGAAATGCCACAAGAGCAGCTAATGAAAAGATTGATTTCATCAGTTGGAGGCATAGACCATCATGTGCTAACCAGTGGCATGGCTGGTGCTACCGCCCAGGATATGCAGAAGATGGGCGAGGCTATCGACTATATCAAAAATCTCAATTTGCAGATTTTTGATGACAGCAGCCTATCGATAGATGCACTCATAGAGAGATGCAGTAGGCTAAAGAGCGATATACGACTAGATCACATGATGCCACGCCTTGAGCATCTCAGGCGTACAGTGAGACCTATAGTCGAAGCCAATGGCTATACATACGACTCAGTACGATATAAAAATGCCTATGTGTCAGGTAGAGATGCAGAGGGCGTTCCATTCATATCTAGGCAGATAGACGATGCTGTTTTTGAGGAGCAGAGGTGGGATATCCTAGAGTATCTCTCTCTGGAGAAGCGATTGGCTGAGGCACAAGCCGATCAGGTCGGTCTCATCATCGTTGACTATCTACAGCTTATGAGTGCAAACAAGGATTTTAGAGAGCAGGAGATAGCTGCCATCAGCCGAGGGCTCAAAAGTCTAGCCAAGATCATGGATTGCCCCGTGATTGCACTAGCACAGATAAATCGAGGCGTGGAGAGTCGCCCCAATAAACGCCCGACTCTCAGCGATCTCAGAGAATCGGGAAGCATCGAGCAGGACGCCGATGTTGTCATGATGCTATATCGAGATGAGGTATATAATCCAGAGACTGCAGATCGTGATGTCATGGAGATAGGTATCACAAAAAATAGACACGGAGAGATTGGTGTTGCTCGATGCCATTTTGATAAAAAACAGCAGAGGCTTAGAGACATTGACGGGGCTACACCAAGGCGATTTTAAAAACTCATCAATCTTTTTTTAATGAACATAAAATTTTTTTTTATTTATATAAAAAAATATTTGACATAAATACAAAATTGTTTTATATTGACTATACAACAAGGCAATAAGCCAAAACTCAAAAAACTCAAAAAAAACAAGGATCTTAAAATGAGAAACCTAAAGCATACAACCTCCTTCGAATTCATCGCCCTAGACGGTTCCGTCAGCTTCTGCCACATCGATACACAAGACGATGGATTCACCTCCTTCGAGTGCTATAGCCAAGAGCCAAGCTTCTGGGCTGATCTAGATGTCGAGTGCTATGAAGAAGTCGAGTGCGCATCTGATGCTGATTTTTTCTCAATGGCAATGCAATGCTATGTAGTCGCTCTATAAGATAACCAAGTCACCGCAACAGACAAAACAAAGGACATAAAAATGAGTCTCGCAAAAATTCAAAACGCAATGCAAGAGATGAACCTCATCGCTTCCAACATGGAGTCGATGATCAAGCTTGCCACATACCTCGCTCGTGATGGCTGGACAGCTCAAAGCCTGGTAAGTGCCTATCTCAGCTATGGCATTAAATACAGCTGGACTATGGCAGAGATCCTCGACAATATGCACAACCTCAAAGGCAAACCGGCGTTTCAAGTTCACGCGCTGTTCGGCTTGGTATTGAGCTCTGGTAAAGTCCGCTATTTCAAGACAGTATCCACCACCGCCACCGAGTGCGTGATCGAATGTCAACGCAATGATCAACCAAAGGACATTAAGCACACTATTAGGTTCACTATTGAGATGGCAAAGCAGCAGGGACTCGCATCAAGTCAGCAATGGCAGAAAATGCCCCAACAAATGCTATTCGCACGCTGTCGATCTATGGCTGTTCGTGAGGTATTCGCAGATGTGATCAGCGGATATGATGTGATGGAGATGGCAGATAGCCTAGATATGCCTGAGCATGAGAGACTCGCCTTGATCGATGAGTCGGAGGGCACAGCCCTAGCCAAGGATGCAAAATTGCCACCTAAGACACAGCCCAAGGCTCAGCCTAAAGTCGAGATCGCCCCTTTGCCTGTACAGATTGAAGAATCAAATATCACAATCAATCACAAGATGAGCTCCCTACAATCAGGGCATCTGACAGAGATTTTAAGCGATCATATCGATGAAGTGTCCAGCCTAAAAGGTGGGCAGGTGCTAGAGATCTCTGTGTCAAGTCCTATTGTGGCTAAGGCATTTCTAGACTTAGCATCGCAAAATATCGAGACTGTCATCAATGGAACATATTTTGCAGTCAACCTCACTCCATCCATACACGGAAGCTGTATGATCAGCATCACTCGCCTATAGCAGGCAGACGCCACCTGCACAAGCTGGATCAGCCTGTGGATTCTCGACATAGCCCCCAAGGCTAAAATCGACAAGAGACCAATCAGCTCCTAAAAGCGTTTTATAGTATTCATCGCTGATGTCGCTTGTCTCGTATGGGGCATTTTTATATACAGTATCGCCGTAGTCGCTCAATAGGCTGATGCCCCGAACCGACTTTCTAAGATCCCAGATGCGATCCTTGATTGCATCCCACTCACCACTCTTGACCGTGCAGGTATTTGAGACATTATGAGTCAGTCCCTTTTGAGATTCGATCTCTCGATTACCTGCCATCACCCAGTAGTCTTGAAAAAACTTAACTTTGTTTAAAAATTCGATAGCATCGATATCTTTTCTCAAGATCGCTTTCTCTGGAGCTTCACAGGCAAAAGCCACAATCCCCACCTGTGGATCGCTATCATCGCAGACCTGTGGCAATTTATTTAAAATTTCTGCCCATATGGGATTGATTTTATTTATCCTCATGCGTCTGATGTAGTATCGAGCATGATATGGATGGATGCCCGCACAACAGCCTGCCACTGTCGATGAGTTGCCACTTGGCTTGATAGTCGTACAACGCAGGGCTTGATTGATGCCGATTGCCTTTGCTGTGAGCTCATTCTCATTTCTAATCATGAGTCCTCCCATCTGCAGGAGATTTTTATTTTCTATCAGCTTGGGATTGTGCATGATGCCCGTCATGGATACGCCTATCAGTGCATCACGCTCTATGATGCGTTTAGACACATCGCCGAGATAGCCTGTCTCTGTATAGGATGCCTGCAGAGTGCCTAAAAATGCTGCAGCACTGCAAGCCTGGATAAAGTGGTGGCTATCGATGATATTGGGGATGACGATTTCATTTAAATTGCAGACAGCCCAGCCACTCGACCATGTGCCATCAGCCTCTAGGATACGAGGATAAAGACCGATCTCACCGCATGGATTTGTCGCATACTCGGTTGAATGAGCAAAAAAGAAACCGGGCTCACCATACTGTCGAGCAGTGTCCACGATCTGGGCAAATATATTTTTTTTCTCTGTGAGTGATGATGTATCAATCTGAGCCGAAATATTCGCATATGCCCTTTGAGGCTGAGTCATCCACCAGTCTCCAGTTTTAGCAGTCATCATCTCATCGTCATCAGGTGAAAAGAGAGCGATCGTTGCTGCCCTGCGAGACGATAGAAGAGCTGCATGAGATATGTGCATAAAAATATCAAACGCTTGTATAGGTCGAATTTTATATTGACTATCATCGACCGCCTGATCTAGTACAGCCTTCACTCGCTCGATAGCAGTTTTTAGCACTTGGGGACCGGGAGCGACTCCACCGATAGAGATCGGCGATCCCTCTGGGCGTACCCGATCATAGTGAAAATTGATACAGTATTTTGCTTGCTCTTCATCTGTGGGCATATAGCTGGATACGAGGGCTAGCACTGCATCAGCCCAGCCCTCAATACTATCTGCCACCACATGAATCTTATTGATTCGAGCGTCTCTTTGCTCTGCTGTGATCAGCCTTGGCAGGCGAGCGATGTGGTGCTTTTGCACAGAAAAACCGACGCCACAGCCACTCATCAAGAGCCAAAAGCCCTCAGCAAAAAATCTCACTCTATCGCAATATGAGGCTGTACAGTTGTACAATCGCATATTATTTCTCTTGATAGCATCACCGCCAAATTGAGTCGATCGCTGAGATGGGAATACGATTTGAGGCATGACAAAATCGTTGAAAACCTGATTGATCCTCTTTGCGAGCTGGGGGAATTTTTCGATGTGCATATCCCTGACTCTGCCCATAGCGTCAGCGTAGCTCTCTCTGCTACCATCTGCCTTGATTTTTGCGTATTGTGTGGCAAAAGCGACTTGTCCTAAAATTTTATTTTGTGCCATATTGCATCCTTGAAATTGGGGGATGCCTATTTAAACACTCGCGAGGCTAGGACTCAAATTTTTTATCTTTTAGATGCTCGATATTTGTCTCAATACGCTCTAGGCTCACGACGATTTTGTGCATCGATTTTTGTATGTCATGCAGTTCATTCTCGGTTTTGTCGTGCTTTTTGCTAAACTCTAGGTTTTGCTGTTCGAGGATTGCGATGCGTCTGTCATAGGCAGACAAAAATTTGACTAGTGGATAAAGAGCGGTGATGACCGCCGTCATCGCTGATATAGAGATCATGTCCGAGTTCATCCCTGCCACCTCGCTTTCACGCCTCTAGTGTCGTAGTGTACAAAGCCCTGACTAGGATAAAAACCTAGTCCACCTACCTTGATTTTACCCTGTGCCATAAGCTTGTCAATGCGACTATAGATCTCTTCTGTGGGTACTCCAGCAATCTTTATATCAGCCGCCTTAGCTTCCATGTGTTGGGATTTTTTAGCACCTCCAACAACCTCATTTCTTGCTGGTGATCGATAACCGCTGATAATGACAATCGGCTTTTGAAAATGGTCTCGGATGACCTGCAAATTTTGCAAAAGCTCAACCGCATTTGCGACTAGGTCAGGCGGGACTGAATCGCTAAACTCGAGCTCTGAGAGCTTAAAATTTTTTGTTACTTGCATTTTATCTCCACGCCTTGACCAGGACATACGACAAAAAACCCGTAGTACCTGAGTCGATATTTGAGTTGAGTGTTACTGCAGAGCCGGCATTTTTTTGCATTCTTATCGTAAAAGTCTGAGCCCCGGCAGTAGCATCTATATAGGCTATACATCGCTCTTGACTCAAAACAGCTGATGAGTCTGTAGTTATATTCGTTATTCCAGTGGATGATATTTGAGCCGATGCAGAGTCAGCCAAATAGTAACTAACATATTCACCTGCTGAAGGAGTTGAGTCGCTCACTTTAAATCTACAGTCGATCAAATATTTGTATCCCGCCTCTAAAGTGAAAGTCCCACTTGACACGCTGATCGTGGGATACCCGATAGATGATGTCATCTGTGTCGGAGTGACCCCATTAAAAATGCTCACTATTACCCCGGTTATGCCAATACTTTGCGTATTAGCTGAGCTATATAGAGAGCTTATAGACATGAGCAATCGCTTTTCTGATCCAAAATATGACATTATAGTATCCTCCACAGCGATTTAAAAGAATTGTTCGCAGTGATATTTCCTCCGTTGATGTTGTTAACAAAGACCGTCAATGCTGTATTTCTCGCATTTACCCCACAATACGACTCATCGCATGATGTACTACCCGAAGAAACGTTGTTGACTTTAAATTGTCCTCCAAAGGGCAAAAAATTATTAAAGTTCCTATACGCGATACATCCCGTTCCAGATAAATTTGTCGAGTACATATGTCTAACATCTATAAAATATACGCTCTTAGCGGTGATAGATGTCTCAGTATGCTGTGTAATATCATCGCTCAGTACCGATGCGGAGTTGATATCGATTTGCACGCTTCTAGTGCCAAAAGCTTGGCTAGGATCATGGCTCATAGGGGCATCCTCCAAATCTGTAATCTTGAATTGGTGCTTAACGCGGCATTGGCTGTGATCTGTATGAGCGTCGAGCTTGTAGCTAAAACGCTATCAAATTTCTCGTCAAGGCTTCCAGTTAGCGATGTGCTCCTGATGGGATATGCCCCTTGTGATACTCCATCTATCAGCGTCTCATAGGTAGCTGTCACAGCCGACACAGTAGCAGGCGAAGTGATCAAAAAATACTCGTATCCAGCCTCTAGCGTGAGATCAGTCCCGCTAATCGATGGCGTGAAATCGCCATTTATATATGTGATAGTGGCGAGCCCAGATGCAGAGGATGATAGCGAGCAGACGGCTAAGGCGGGCGTGACTTGACGCCCGATATTATATGACATTATTCTATCCTCCATCCCGCAGAGGTGGCGACTAAATTGATACTCGAGTTTTGTAGAGTGAGCGCAAATGTCAGTGCTCCATCAATGGTCTCGCTTCCGCTTGCGTCTATGGTAGCTGTGCCAGTACCGAGCAACTTTATCA